GCTGAGAATCCCATGAAGGTCGAGGCGGACGTCAGCATCTTTGGGACGCTGCTTGAGTCAGTACTTCTGAAGCGCCAAGAAGAAATTGAGTGACGCACTCGTATCGGCGCTGAAAGACCCCGCCATCCAGAAGCAATACCTAGCGCTTGACCCTGTTATCCGGGCGACATTCGATTGGCGTGCCAAGTGGTTATCGACGGCACATACCCATCAGGTAGAGCCACCGGGAGACTGGTGGTCGATCTGGCTACTTTTGGCTGGTCGTGGCGCTGGTAAGACAAGGACGGCTGCGGAGACGATCAGTTGGTGGGCATGGACGCAGCCAAACACTCGCTGGCTAGTATCCGCACCTACTTCGGCGGACGTGAGGACAACCTGCTTTGAGGGCGACTCAGGGCTAATCAACATCATCCCCCAGCAGATCATTGCTGACTATAACAAGAGCTACCACGAGATCAGATTGACGAATGGATCGCTGATCAAGGGTATTCCAGCGTCAGAGCCTGAGCGATTTCGTGGTGGCCAGTATCACGGCGCATGGCTTGATGAGCTGGCCGCTTGGGATTACCTTCAGGATGCATGGGATCAGATCCAGTTCTGCGTTCGCTTGGGTAAGAAGACTAGGATCATTGCGACCACCACGCCACGCCCGAAAGACTTGATCGTGGATTTGGTTCAGAGGGAAGGCGACGACGTCCACCTGACGACGGCCTCGACCTATTCCAATCTGGCTAACCTGTCGCCGACATTCCAGAAGCAGATCCTGAGTTATGAGGGTACCAAGCTTGGCAGGCAGGAAATCTACGCCGAGCTGCTCGATCCTGAAGAATCGGGGATTGTGAAGAGGAATATGTTCAGACTGTGGGAGCAGCATATGCCGCTGCCCAAGTTCGAGTACATCCTGCAATCCTATGACGTGGCGACCTCAGAGAAGACGCACAATGACCCGACGGCGTGTACTGTCTGGGGCGTGTTCAAGCCATTGGATCGACCGATGTCGGTCATGGTGATTGATTGCTGGCAGGATAGGCTGCAATACCCTGACCTGAGACCCAAGGTGCTAGAGGAGTACACAAACTCCTATGGAGAGGAGAAAGAAGGCAAGCGGGTTGATCTGGTGCTGGTGGAGGACAAGTCAGCAGGGATTAGTCTGATTCAGGATTTGCAGCGTGCCAACGTGTTCGTCAGGGCATATAACCCCGGCAACGCGGACAAGCTTCAGCGGCTGAACATCGTATCAAACATTATTGCGGCCGGTCGGGTTTACCTGCCTGAGTCGACCCAGCGCAAGGGTTATGTGAGGGACTGGGTTGAGCCGTTTGTCAGTCAGATCTGCTCATTCCCTGATACGACGCACGACGATTATGTGGATTCCTGTACGCAGGCGCTCAGATATCTGAGAGACGTTGGATTTTTGGATATTGATCCGCAACAGGATTATGATGAATACGATGAAGATAGACCAAAAAGAACCAATCCATATGCACAGTAATCCTAAAAGATATTATGGGAAGGTTTGTTTAAATCATCCAGAGCTTCTGGGCGAACGAAATTTGAAAAGCCACAGATGTATCGGATGTATGCGTTTTCAAGCTAACAAAACTGCTAGAAAAAGATATGCTGAAGATTCTGATTGGCGTGAAAAACAATATATAAAATCTCGTGATTATGCAATTAAACGTAAATTGGCTGATCCAGAATTTAAAGATAGAGCAATAAAGTCAGCAAATGTGGCTACATTAAAACGATTGAAAGAAGATCCAGAGTTTTATGCCAAAAGGTTATCAAACAATCGTTTACGAAATTCAAGAATGAAACAGGCGCAACCCTGCTGGGTTGATGCCAAAAACATTGCATCTGTGTATCAAGAAGCCAAAGAGTTGTCCAAGCTAATTGGTGAGTGGTATCACGTTGACCACATTATCCCGTTACGCCATCCTGACGTTTGTGGTCTGCACGTTCCTTGTAATCTACAAATACTCCCTGCTATTGAAAACCAAAGAAAAACCAATAAGGTGCAAATTGGGCAATCTGGACATTGACCCTCAGCAGGAGTATGATGACTACGATGAAGACCGTCCGAAGCGGTCAAACCCCTATGCGCAATAGGTAGCCTATGCCTAATCCTTTGGACTTCACCATCACAGATCCAGACGCAATGAGATACGAACTCATGCGTGATGCGACTATGAAAGACGGTGGTCAGGTTCAACATCAGGATATGCAGCGTGTCCACATGGCAGACGGCGGTATGTTTACCCGCCTGATACATGGAAGCCCAACCAAGATCAAGCCAGAGGTAGGCCGGTTCATTGACACAACGACCGAGCAAGCCTACGCATTGAAGCGTGCGGCGGACAAGATGGACGTGTATGGTCAGCAAGGCCCGGGCTATCTCAACCAGTTTGACGTGCCATCAGAGAAGCTGATCAGGTTCGATACGCAATTCACGCCAGACCAAATCACCCAGATGCGTAAGACGTGGAGCAAGATCCCAGCAGACACGACAAGCTTGATGGGTGAAGACCTGTACGACTTGGCTACCCAACATGGGGTAGGCCACGACACGTTGATGCCGCATATCGCCAAGTCAATCGACTACGCAGGATATCAGCGCTTACCGACTGGCACCGGCGGCAAGGACGAATGGTTCAGGATCACTAACCCTGATTACTTACAGCGTGTCAGGAATGAGGCGCATGGCGGCGCAGTCCACATGGCAGACGGTGGACAAGCAGAGATGCCATATGGTGGCGTATCCTTAGACAACTTACCAGAGCGCAACGCATTTAGCCTGAACAGTAAGCCAGCATCACAGGCATACTCAGGATATGACGTACCGCAAATAGATGCATCAGGTAAGCCGATGGCATTACCGAAGACCAGCTACGACATGAAGTTGGACATGATAAACAATGATCTGGCTAAAGGTATCAAGCCCGATTGGATGTCATTTGAAGACTTTGCACAAGATCAAGTATCCCGTGGCCGTGGTACTGGTCACATTCTTCCTGCGGCAATGAAGGCGATGTCGTTCCCATATGAGATGGCAGAAAAAGCGATTGGCTCGTCGATGGGGATTGACCCGACGATGGGGATGATCGGCAAGACGGGCGAACTACACGTAGTGCCCGGTGCGGGTCGGTTCGCTGCTCAGCAGTACGGCCTACCGCTCGCTGAGAAAGCACTGAGCATGTACGAGCAGGGGCAGCTGACGCCGGGAGTGAACCCTGCGCTCGGAGTGGTGAAGAACAAAACCGCCCCCGGCCTAGTTGAACACTTCCACGGCTCGGACACTAAAGGTCTAACAGAGCTAAGCCCGGAGGCCAGCCAAGGCAGGCGCTCGGAGGGCAGTTCGGTTTGGTTTAAAAATAATCCAGCAGAGGCCTCCGAGTACGTAAAGAAGAACAACGGCGTGGTGTATACCGCCCCGCTGGACACGAGCAACTTTGCGGTGGTGGATGCCAACTTCACGAGCAACAAAGCTATTCACCCCGATGCGGTCATTTACCACAGCAACGGCGAGACTACTCCGGTCAGCATGCTGGGGGAGAAGGTAACCACCGATGCCATCGCCGCGCACTCCCGAGCAAAAGGCGACCCCGGCGTGCGTATACTGAACGTGGGTGATAAAGGCAGCGGTCGGGTTCGCTCAGAAGAACCATACGGCGAGAGCGTAGCGGTGCATAGCCCCGTTAAGCCCACCGCCGAGCGGACTCTTAAAGAGATCGAGCAGCCTAGGAGCCAAACAATAAAAGTAAACGAACGCGAGATACCGGTCACGATGAACCCGGTTGATGAGAGAAGCGGGTACAAGATTGTAAACGTGAAGACGCAGCCGTTTGAAGAAGCCTTCAAGCAAACCGACCAGTATATAGGTCCTAGAGGTACGGGTAATACTATATCAGACCGGTATAAAAAAGTCGGTGAGTTTTTAAAAGACGCGCCGTCCATGCAGGTCGGCAACGTGCACGTTAGAGAGAACGGTACGGTGATTTTCGGCGATGGTAGGCACAGGTATGCGTACTTGCGCGATTCCGGTTTAAACAAGATTCCAATCGCAATGGACGATGAGGCCATAGCAAACGCTGAAGCGAACGGCTACCTAGCAAAGCGCAAAGGCGGGCAAATAACCTTTGCTAACGACCTAGACGCTATGCGGCACGAATTAACAAGGAATAAATAATGGCAACCGAGTTCCCTATACCGCAGGATTATAATCGCTTCGTGGACACGCAGTCTTACGAGGACCAAGACGACAATGGGTTTGAAGACGTCCCCGAGGTCAGTCTGTTTGACGAAGACGTTCAAGAGATGGAGGACGGGTCGGCGATTGTGCGCTTCGACAAAGACTTGATGGGGCCAGAAGAGTCGCCAGACTTCTATGAGAACTTGGCTGACAGGATTGATAGCTGGGAACTAAGCAGCGTAGCGCTGAAGTACCTTGAGCTAGTAAAGAAGGAT